TACCTAGGCAAAATTAAATTGGAGAACGACGATGGCAACTAAGCTAGAGAAACCCGTCACACGGGAAACAACAGTCATCGAGAAAATGGTGCCACTAATAGTTACGCTTAGGGCTAACCAAACGATGGGATTTAAGTTAAAATTTAAGCAAGAAGAAATAATCGTCGATATAGAAACCTTGTATCGGTTCGCAAAGCAGCAGGCTATAACAGGGAACGCAAGAGTGATATAATGAAATATACTCCGAAGAGCATAGAGACTTACTTAACGTATCTAGATTACTTAGATGCGTACAGGCAAGAGGCAATACCGTTAGTGCACTCGGCTAACTACGACTTTGACCTAGAACATAAGTTAGTAGAACAATGCGAAGCCGGAGACTATATTCATGCTGTTGAATCCCCCATTAGAGATGCCGAATGACAAATTATACGTGGTCGTACTCGTCGATGTCGACGTTTCAGCAATGCCCTAGGAAGTACTATCGATTAAAAGTAGTTAAGGATATTAAGGAACCCGAAGCAGAACATCTGATTTACGGTACCGAAGTACACAAAGCTGCCGAAGAATACGTACGGGATGGCAAAGCGATACCGGAGAAGTACGCGTACATCAAACCACAAGTAGATGCATTGATGCAGATTGATGGGGACAAGCATTGCGAAATAAAAATGGGGCTAACCAAAGAACTAGATGCATGTGAGTTCTTTGACCCGAAAGTATGGTGGCGTGGTATAGCTGACTTACTTATCGTAAAAGGAAACGATTGTTTCCTTATTGACTACAAAACAGGGAAGTCTGCACAGTATGCGGATACCAAGCAGTTAGAGTTGTTATCGCTTGCTGTGTTTAGACACTTCCCCGAAGTAAAACGTATTAAGGCTGGGTTACTATTCGTTGTATCTAAAGAGTTCGTACAGTCAGAATATGCATTAGAAGGACAGAGGGACGGTTGGACGTACTGGATTGGTGAGACGGGTCGCCTAGAGTCATGTTATGAGAATGACACGTGGAACCCCAAGCCTAACTTTACTTGCCGTAAGTTCTGTCCAGTTACTGACTGTGAACATAACGGAAAGAGTGGGAGATGATATGCCATACGTAAACAAAAAACGTCCATACAAACATGAGTGGGAAATGCAACAACAGCGTGACGAGAAACCATCTCGTGCAGCTAGAGAACGCGCTCGCTACACGATGGATAAGACAAGTGCAGACAAGAACAAGAACGGTAAGGCAGACAAGCGGGAAGGAAAAGATATTGACCACATCGTTCCGCTATCTAAAGGAGGCTCTAATACTACGAAGAACCTGCGGATTAGAAGTGCTAGTAGCAACCGGTCGTATAGCCGAAACTCAGACCATACGGTTAAGGTAAACAAACCAAAGAAAAAATAAAAATGGATATAATCGATAATAAATATCTAGTAGTAAAAACGAGAACCCCAGAACGAATAACAGAAACAATAGCAGGTAGCGAAGTAATAGGAGAGAACGAAGGCGTACATGCAGTACTAGTTAACTGGACATTGGAAGATGCCCAGAAGCTTAAGCGCCTTAAGTTTAAGAACGTACCCTCACCTATCAACCGTGACTATTCGTGGCCGGGTGTGTTCCCTCCAATGGAGCATCAACGTGATACTGCGTCGTTCCTCACGATAGCCAAACGGTCTTTCTGCTTTAACGAACAGGGGACAGGCAAGACTGCGGCAGCTATCTGGGCTTCAGACTATTTGCTGAATCAAGGCAAAATACACCGCGTATTGATTGTCTGTCCTCTATCTATCATGCAGTCCGCGTGGCAGGCTGACCTATTTAAGTTCGCTACTCACCGCAAGGTTGGGATTGCACACGGTATACGTGAGAAACGTAAGCAGGTTATACAAGGTCCTTACGAATACGTTGTCATAAACTATGACGGCATTGAAATCATTCAGAAAGAGATTAGAGCAGGTAAGTTTGACCTAGTCATAATCGATGAAGCCAATGCGTATAAGAACGTAAGCACTAAACGCTGGAAGGCTATGCAATCCTTACTCGGCCCCGACACGTGGTTGTGGATGATGACAGGTACACCAGCTGCTCAGTCTCCCGTAGACGCTTACGGCCTAGCTAAACTATGTGTCCCCGAGAATGCACCACGTCACTTTGGCCAATACAGAGACAGCGTACTACAACAGCTAACTCGGTTTAAGTGGGTTCCAAAACCGAATTCATCTGCGGTCGTGCACAACATGCTCCAACCTGCTATTCGGTATACTAAGGAAGAATGCTTAGACTTACCCGACCTAGTGTTCGTTGAGCGTCAAGCACCACTATCATCACAGCAACTCAAATACTACAAGCACATTAAAGAGCAGTTCGCTATGACCGCTAGTGGTGAGGAAGTGTCCGCAGTAAACGCAGCTGCCCAACTAACTAAGCTATTGCAGATATCATGTGGCGCGGTGTACAGCGACAGTGGCGCAGTAGTAGAGTTTGATGTGTCCAACCGACTACATGTAATCGAGGAAGTAATCAACGAGGCTAGTCACAAGGTACTCGTGTTCGTGCCGTTCAAGCATGCGATTAACTTACTGCATGACCACTTAAAGAAAGCACACATTAGCTGTGATGTGATCTCGGGTGATGTATCAGTGACACGTCGTACGGACATATTCCGTAGGTTCCAAGAGTCACCAGACCCACAGGTACTTATCATACAGCCACAGTCAGCAGCCCACGGGGTTACATTGACCGCAGCTAACGTAGTAATTTGGTACTCACCTGTAACGTCAATCGAAACATACTTGCAAGCAAACGCCCGTATTAACCGTAAAGGGCAGAAGAATTCAATGACCGTAGTTCACATTGAGGGCAGTAGCGTAGAGCGCAAATTGTATAAGATGCTCACGCAAAAACTAGGTGTACATAATCAGCTAATTGATTTATATAATAGCGAAATAAATACTTGACACAGTATACTTAGTGTAGTCTAATTAGAAAACGGACAAAGAGCCGTATGATTAACCAACCAAAATGAGGAACCACAAATGGATGCAGATGCAGAATCACTTGTCTCCGCGTATATCAATATACGTGACGAACGAGACAGAATAATTAGTCAACAAAAACAAGCACTTAAAGAGCTTGAATTACAATTAGAAGCCGTCAGTAAAGCCTTGCTAGAAATATGCAAAGAGAATAAACTAGATGGTTTCCGCACCGACTTTGGCACCGTTTCACAAATCACTAAGACCGAATACTGGACTAATGATTGGGACTCTTTATACAGATTTATTAAAGAAAACGATGCATTTCACTTACTTCATAAACGGGTTAACCAATCCGGTATGAAGGAGTTTTTAGAAGAAAACCCTGATTTACACCCTGCAGGATTAAATGTAGACCAAGAGTATTCTATTCGCGTAACTCGCCCACGTGGCGCATAAGGAGCAGTACAAATGAGTGACTTAACAATTTTCCAAAACAATTCAGTACCCGATTACTTACGTGATGTAGGCGTATCTGACCTTACTAAATCCTTGCTTAGCAATTCTGGTGGTGGCGGTGGTAGCAAACGTATCTCACTTCGCGGTAAAAAGTTCCGCCTAGTTGTTGATGGCGAAGAACTATCTACATTAAAAGCTGAGTCATTAGACGTAGTAATTGTGAATGCTACTAAAGACATTTCACGTACATTTTATTCTAAAGCATATGACCCTAAAGCCGATGCAGTTCCACCTGACTGTTGGTCTAAAGATGGCGTAGCACCTGACCCAACTGCATCTACAAAACAAGCACTTAAGTGTGACGGTTGCCCACAAAACATTAAGGGTTCTGGACAAGGTAACAGCCGTGCTTGCCGCTTCTCTAAACGTCTAGCTATTGCACTTGCTGATGATGTTGCTGGTGGCGTGTACCAACTAACCTTACCATCTGCATCTATCTTTGGTGACGGTGAGAAAAACCAAATGCCGTTCAACAAGTTTGTTAAATACGTTGGCTCACAAGGCTACAGTATTGATACGCTAGTAACGACTATGTCCTTTGATGAAGACAGCGATTCACCACGCGTGTACTTCGATGCTAAACGATTCTTAAATCAAGAAGAGTACGCAGCTACATCTAAGTTAGGTAAGTCACAAGAAGCTATCAATGCAATCACAATGACTGTATCTCAGACTGACCACGTATCTGCTCCTGCAATCGCAGCGCCGAAACCAAAACTAGTAGCACCTGCTATGGAAGAGGAAGAAGTAGAACCAACCGTTCGCAAATCAGCTAAGACAGAAGATAAGCCAGTGTCTTCTAAACCTGATTTAGGTGACATCTTAAGTAAGTTCGCAAAAGTAAGTACAGCAGTAGATGATGAATAAAGATAATCGAGGCTACAGTAGTCGTATCGTGAGTGCTAATTCACTTGCGAGTATCGACAGCCTCGGTGTTCTTCTAGGTAGGTACTGCATTGTTAACGATATCCCAGCTAGTGAGGTATCCGAAGCAATGTCAGTATCTAAGATGACTGTATACAAGTGGTTCACTGGCAAAACAATACCACGCAAGTCACAGGAAGAACGTATCCGAGACATGATTTCAGACTTAATACTTATATAAACAACGAACGGAATTCTTATGGCAACTACAGACCTATTAGGGCAAGTACTAGATGGGCAGGGATGGTACTGCATCGTCGGCTTAAAGGCTGGTACTCCGAAGCAGGAGTTTGTTGCTACATTGGAAGAAGCATCAGATTCAATTGAGATACTACTCAAACAAAATTATGATGTTTACTTTGCTTGCGCCAAATACGAAACCGAAGGTAAACGCACTCAGGATAATGTGAAATCCCTGAAGTCGTTTTGGTTAGACGTAGACTGTGGTGTAGGCAAACCGTATGCAAATCAAGCAGAAGGCATCGAAGCACTATACAAATTCTGCGGTGAAGTATCATTACCTATTCCTACTATCGTTGATTCAGGTAGGGGTGTCCACGCATACTGGATACTGGAGCAGGCTGTTGATAAAGCATCGTGGAAACCTGTTGCAGAAAGAATAAAGCAACTGTGTGCAGAACATAAATTCGAAGCTGACGCTGCGGTTACGTCTGACGTAGCACGGATACTTCGTGTACCAGAGACGTTCAACTACAAGAGCAATCCACCGCTCCCAGTTAGTATTGTTTATACGTCAACAAGTATTACCTATGACGAGTTCAAACACGCTGTCGGCGCGTTGCTTACACCTATTGGGGATTTCCAATTTACCCGTAAGCCAAACGCATTGACTATGTCGTTGATGGGCAACAAAGAGTCTAGGTTCTACACAATCATTGAACGAACAATGGAAGGAGATGGTTGCAATCAGTTAGCACATGTAATACAGAATGCAGCGACAATCAGCGAGCCACTATGGCGAGCAGGGTTATCAATCGCTAAGTTTTGTAACGATAACGAACAAGCTATTCACATTGTGTCTGACGGTCATCCCGACTATACAAAAGAAGCAACAGAAGCAAAGGCTGCAATTATCCAAGGACCTTACAAGTGCGATAAGTTTGACGCACTAAACCCGGGGATATGTAGTGGCTGCAAATATAACGGTAAGATTAAATCACCTATTGTTTTAGGCAACGAAGTTGTAGCGTCAGACGATACGCATGTAGTGGCATCAGATAAAGCCGGTGCCGTAACTGTGTATGACATACCACCTATACCAGACCCATACTTTCGGGGCAAGGTTGGCGGTATATACAAGATGCCTTTCGACGAGGAAGAAGAAGCAGTACTGATTTACGCTCACGACTTGTTTGTGGTCAAACGACTTAATGACGAATTCAAAGCTGGGGAATGCTTGCTCATAAGGCTGCATCTACCTAGAGATGGAGTACGCGAGTTTACAATGCCCGCATCAGATATTGGGTCAAAAGAAAAACTAAGAGAAAGGTTGGCACACTACGGCGTTATTGCAATGCCTAAGTCTATGGATCATATTATGGCTTACGTCATATCCTGTGCTAACGAATTACAACATAAATATGAGGCAGAAATTATGAGAAACCAATTTGGATGGGCCGACGATGACAGCAAAATCATCTTAGGTACTAAGGAAATAAGCGCCGATGCAACTCGGTATAGTCCACCGTCAGCAGCTACTGAGAAGTTAGCTAGATGGATGGAACCAAAAGGCTCCCTAGAAGAGTGGAAGAAAATAGTAAACGTGTATGACATGCCTGGCTTTGAGCCACAAGCATTTGGTTTCTTTGCTGGATTCGGCGCGTTGTTCATGAAGCACATTCACTTACGTGGTGCCATCATTAACTTGATTAACAGTGAGTCAGGTACCGGTAAGTCAACCGTATTAAAGATGTGTAACTCAATCATTGGGCATCCTGATGAGTTGATGTCACAGTGGAAAGACACGCACAACCACAAGATGTTCCGACTAGGTCTATTTAATAACTTTGCATTTACGTGCGATGAAGTTACTAAGATGACAGGCGACGAGTTCTCAACCTTTGCCTATGCTATCTCACAAGGTCACGGTAACAACCGAATGAAAGCAGCAGAGAACGAGGAACGCAAGAACGACACCACGTGGTCTACTATCGGGCTATGCAGCTCTAATGCGTCCTTCTACGACAAGCTACTCTCACTTAAGTCTACCCCTGATGGTGAGATGATGCGTCTGATTGAGTACAAAGTTAGTAGGACTGATAACCTTACCAAAACTCAGGCCGACGACATATTCGGTGGGTTGTACGACAACTACGGATGGGCAGGTCCAATATTCAGTCAGTGGGTTGTAGGCAACTTGTCATCTGCATTAGAAGTACTAGAAGGTGTGCAGAAACAGATTGACGAAGCTGCGGGATTAACTAGCCGTGAGCGGTTCTACTCAGGTACCATAGCTGCAATCATTACAGGTGGTCTAATCGCTAAGCACATTGGTCTGATTGATATTGACGTAGCACGAGTTCGTGATTGGGCTATCAATATGATTAAGAACATTCAGAATAATGTTAAGGCACCAGACATCACAGGTGACAGCACACTGGGTGAGTTCATCAACGAGCATTGGTTCAGCGTGTTGGTAATTAACAATGAAGCAGACCAACGTACTGGTATGCATGCAATGCCGATTCTAGAACCACGCAGGGAACTGGTCATACGCATCGAGCCCGACACCAAAAAAACTTACATCACGTCAAAACACTTACGCGCATTCTGCACGGCCAATCAGGTTTCGTTTACTGATTTGATTGACCAACTTAAGAAGACTGGTGCATGCGAAGGTGAACGCAGGAAGCGTATGTCAAAAGGCACACCGATTGATTCGAGTCCTGTTCACGTACATATCTTTAACGAGAAACTAATTAACCCTGATGCTTTTGTTTCGGCTTTGATTATTAAAAACGATGCAACTCCAGACGAAGACGCTCGAGATTGAGTGGACGAAGTTTAAGCCTTATGCTTCTTTCTTTATACCTTGCCTGAATGTCAAAGATATGCGTCGACAAGTAAGAGCAGAGTGCAAACGATTGAAGTATAAGGTGCTGATTAAAGTAGTTACAGAAAATAGAATACGTGGAATACGTGTATGGAGATTACTGGACGCTATTGACTCTCGTTGAACAATGTTGATATACTTCAGAAGTCCGAGAGGACTTCATTTTGGTATTCTCATTTTAACCCCTACTTCGGTAGGGGCTTTTTTTATCACTCTTCTTCGTCGGCCGCGTATCCAGTTTGCTCTTCTGCAATGTCTCGGAAGTTTTTATTGACGTTTAACCCGCCTAATTCGTCTGACATTGCCCTAGCTTTTGCACGTTTTTTGATTGATGAACGAATCGTAGAAGCCTTAATTGCAGCCCAATCGTTGGCGTCATTGAAATCTTCGATCTTTGCCAATACCTTTGCCTCACCATCTTCGTCTTCGCGCTCTATAGCCATCGCTAAGAAGTTTAGTAGGTCCTGACGGCGCTGCATCACCGCTTGCTCGCTAGATTTGGCTTCTATGTTAGCAGCTTGCCTTTGAGCGAGCCTTTCTGGAGTAAAACCTAGCATTTGCTTGAATGCTTCTGGTCCAGAGATGTCTTCTATCAAGGTATCACCCTTCATAGTCAATGCACCTTCGCTAGCAAGACGAGAACCAGCTAATAAATTCTTAAATGCACCCGGTGCTATCGCTTCAAACGCACGTTCTGTATTTCCGTCGTTGTATCGTTTAACTGCTTCAGCGCCATTTACTAGTAAGCCAACAGTTGGGCCTAGTAAGTTAAGGATTGTTTGGTTTACCATTTCAACTTCGTCGTTATTTTTTCTAGTATCACGGAACCACATATCAGGCAAGTTAGTGCTCATACGATCGGCTAGTGATACACCAGTAAGTTGTGGGATTACTCCACGTGAAATTGAATCGCCAACGAACCCACCGAATGTATTGTTCATCATGTTCTTGAAGTCGTTGTCTACATCGAACGGTAACTCATCGTTTCCGAATACAGCATTGAACGCTTTTGCCATACCAGAGTACATCCACCAAATTGGTAGGCCAGCTGCACCGGCAAATACAAATGACATACCCATCATCAACGCAAATGTTTTACGTGCTTGAGCGCGAAGTTCGTTTGCGTCTTGGGCGTATTTGGTTGCTGCCTCTTCGCCATATAAACTTGCAAGCTCGTCAAACTCTGCTTTAGATACATCTGCAGTTGCTTCGTATGCTGTACGCATTAATAGGTAAGTCATGTGCTGTGCGTATTGTTTGAATGCAAGTAACACTTTAGCTAAGTTGCCTTGCATATAACGAGGCTTGTTATACGTAGCGTAGTCAAACATAGTCTTCCACGTTAAGTCAGAAGCTTCTTTAACTGCAGCCTCAAAGTTACCGCCGTTCTTTTCATAAGCTAAATCAAACGCAGCCATTGCTGTAATCTCGCGGTTGAACCGTTCTGCTTTATGGAATGGGAACGTAGCAATCTGCATAATCTTACCCCAGCGACCTGTGTAGTCTAAGCTAGGGTTTTCTGATAATGCAGCTGCATCGTGGGCTAGTGATTGCTCAAGTAAGTTTTCTGAGAACGCTTCGTATGCTCGTTTCTGTAATGGAGTTAGTTTAGAAGAGCGACCAATAGATGGGGCGTCAAACGGTGCATCATTTTTATACTTATCTGCCGCTTCTTTACCTTGCTCAGATAATATGCGTTTATATTCGGCTTCTGAAAAATCCTTCCAACCAGACCCAGACAACATAGTCATGTACTTAGTAATGGCGCTCCAAGATTTCTTAGTACCGAACTTACCGCCTAGTACAGGAAGTGCAATAGACGGAACCGCCATCATGTTTACAATAGCTGAAGCTGGTGCAGTTAAGTACCACAAGAAGTTGATGTTAGATAGTTTATTAGCTAACCAGCTGGATGGTGGTGGTTTGATTACATTGTCTCTATACTTCCTATTTATCTCAGCTAAGTAGTCATTAAGTACTGCTTTTTCGTCAGCATCATCTAGGGAATCTACCATACTCTTAGCAGCGGCTAGTTGGTCGTCCATTCTAGGTGCGTGTTTAAACCTAGCGTGTTGGTACGCCATATGGAAGCCAGCGTGCTGGAAGCTACGAATCAAGTCATTACTTGCACCCGCTACGTTTTGACGATGCAAGAACATACGTTGCACACTTTGTAGTGGTAGGGTAGTTATGTATAGTTCGCCTAACTGTTCCAAAACTAATTTACGTAGTTCTTCTGGGTCAGTTACGGTCGTGCCACCAATAGTAGACACGATGTCTTTAACTTCCTCATACACAGCACGGTCAGAGAACAAGTCATTAACTAGGTCTGCTTGTTGGTTCCCGTGATTAATCATCGCTGGATTTTTTACTTCCTTGACAATCTGCTCTGTGGTGTACCCTTTTCTACGTAGTGTATTTGCGTAGTCTGCACGAGCTTTAGCAAGGAACTTGTTCTTCGCAGCTGCATCTTCGAACTGCATGTACTTGCGGTTTTTTCCTGTACCGTAACGTACCCAGAACTCGCCGAAACGTTTTAGTGGGAAGTACGGCTCAATACTTTCAGAGAACTTGTTGTCTATGTTAGACCTAGCCGTAGCTTGAAGTGCGTCTACTTGATCCGCGTAGTCTGTAGCCGATGCATCTAACGCAGCGTCCGCTAGTAGTCGGTCGAATTCACGCTCATACGCAATCTTCTTAAACTCTGCTAAGCGTGTCTTGAAGAACTCACGCATCTTAACGTACATGTCTTGCGCAGTCTTACCGCCTTTCATGTTACCTAGCTTGTCCCATTCTTCCTTAACTAACTTGTGGTAGTCAAGTCTATCTTGCTCTTCCTTAGTAGGATTAGCTGGGTCTTTGGGTTGAGGTGCGGGCTTAGTCGGGTCTACTTCTTGCACAGTACTCGTTTGTACAATCTGAGTTAGCTTGTCTACGGTCGCTTTACTTTCACGTTGTAGGTTCATCAACTCTTTGGCAATTTGAGTAGACTCGTGAATTACTTTTGCTCGCTCGCTAGTCATATCCTCAACCGCACGCAAGAACTTAGATATCTGCGGTATCTTAGACATGAACTCCATCTCGCCTGTCTCTGGGTTTCTTCCGTATACAGTGCCGATTAGTTCGTCCATTTGACGTAGTGTGAATGCACCTAGCCAATGCTTACGTGTTTGCGTATTCATAGTAGACAAGGCTTGTGACATCTTGTCCTTGATGTCTTCCCACTTAGTGTTGTTTCTAATTAGGTCGTTAAGTATTTCTGTCGGCTTACTGCGCTCAGCACTGTTGCTTTCAAACATACCCTTGTTGCGCTTAGCATACAAAGGGGCAGCAATAACAAAGGACTTACCCTCATCTGGTGCACCAAATAATGTATTTACGTTAGCCATAGTGCTTGATAGCACGTTGTCATACCCGAACATTTCTAGGCAGTACTGTACAAATTTATCCCATAAGGACATGTTGCTTTGCTTGTACTTAATGCCTTTAAGAAAATCTTGAAACTTACTATTAGTAAATGCCTCTGCAATAAACTCATGCACGTTAGTTACACCGTAATAGTTAGTTCCTTTTGCTTCTTTTTTAGCCAATGCATATAGTTGCTTAAGCTCATACACTGCAGCTTGCTGCGTACTCGAGTAGAGTGTCGGATTATTTACTATACGAGCGGTAGCCGCATGCATAACCTCATGTAATATAGTGTACGGAGTAACCCCGTATCGCTTAGGGTCTGACCTTAACATTATCGAATTAGAGTTTGGATAGTACGCCCCTCTACTGTCTTCGGAATCAAGGGCATTTGCTATCTGTTGCTTTAAATCTTTGATTATATCCTTAGCAGCTCCAGGTATTTCTACCCCTTCAAGGTTCTTAACTATCACATTTGCGTAATGAAAGCGTCCTAAATTAGACTTAGCATTATCCCATCCCCGCATTATGTCATATACATTTTCGTTAGGGTACACCGCGTCTAATAACATACTTAATAAGTTTCTCGATTGTGGGGTATAGTCCTCAAGTATAGTTTCAATATTATCAATACCGATAGCGGTGTATAAGTTTAGTTCAGCTAATCGTGCTGCTAGCCTACGTTGATATGGAGATGGGGAAGTAGATGCAATAGTAGTAAGTACGCCGTTCAAGTTATTGTTTAAAATATGCATTTTAGCGACTGGGTGCAACGGCGCTAGCATCATCTGACTACGTTCTTTATCCGCTGGGGATAGTAGTGCCCTACCATTTTTCGTATCTTCCGCTGCTACGTAGTCCGCGACGGTTTCGGCTTCGGACTCTTTAGTTTTCTGTATTTCTTGGAATGCTTTATATCCTTCGTATTGCTTCTTATAGGCACGAAGATACTTGTCAAACTTTTTGGCACTTTCAAGAGCGTTGTTATTTAACCACTCTTGGAATTGCAAGGCCGAATCCTTGCCTTGACCACGGTATAGTTGGTTGCGTGGAGTGTTAACAGATATATCAAATGCAGCTGAACGTAATGCTAAATCTAAACCATAGTTACTAAAGTAATTGTAAGCAGCTTGTTCTTGTTCGTCGTATTGGGACCTAGGTTTTTTGCGTAAGCTACGTACCGCTTCATCCGCTTGCTTGTACGCACTGGAAGATTTGGTGATACCTAACCCAGCTAACTCAGCTTCGGCAACGTGGTCTTGGAATGCGTCGGATAATTTCTTAACGCCTTCGTAAGTGGTTAAGTCTGGTAGACGAGTGTAGTCGTTAAGTACTCGTGTTTGGTCTTCTGCAGATAAGTTGTTTATGTTATCTAATGCAGCTTGCTTACTAGGGCGGTCTGTAGCCGCGTACTTATCAAAGAATGAATCAATCACTCCCTTAGAGTAAGCTAATTGTTCCGCAGAAGAATCGTCTACGTATAACTCAGCAATCTGGTCTAATAGCCCACCCATACGACTGCCATCTGCTTCTTGCTTACCAAACAACGCTGCTTGCTGCTTTTCTCTTTCGGCTTCGCTAGTAGAACGCGGTTTAAACCGAGATAAGAATTGTTGTAGTGGGGCAGCTGATGTATCAGTAGTAAAGCCAAACTTAGGCGCTTCTACTTTTGGTGGGGTGTACTCACCTTGTTGTTCTTGCGTAAAGTCTAAACCTTGCTGGCCAATAGTAGGTGGTTTTACTGCAGCTTGACCTTCTGGTGCCACAGGCATTTCTTGATTGAAGTCGAGACCTTGTTGCTGAGCGAATAGCGGTGCTTGAAACCCGGGTTGGATTGTCTGTGCTTTCTCTCTAGCAATCTTAAGTTCTTCTAGCGCCTTCTCGTACGCGGCTTCGTCTTTGTTAGCGATTGCGTCGTTAACTTTTTGACTAGCTAGTTTAAATTCTTGCTGCACATCTTCGGCAGCTGGCATTGATGGCGCTTCTTGACGTGTGGGGGGTGTGTATGGGTCTATTTGCTGTAAATACTTTGAGTATCCGTTAGCGTCTAAACTTAAGGCTAAATTATTGTATAGTCTTTCAGCTACTTCAGGGTTAGTTGTGTCAGCATCATTAAATTCTCTGCTGTGAAATACGTCCATTACGGTACCAGCATAGTTAGTGTCCCCGAAAAAAGGACTATCTCTATCTGGAGAATATGCTTCTTTGCCTATTGTATTAACTAATGCAACATAGTCTTTTTTGTGTGATTCATCCTCACGACGTGAAAACAACGGGAAGCCAGTCTTCTCATCAAGCATTGTGTCGCCAAACGGATGTTCCGCTTCGCGTTTAGCATCACGTTCTTGTGCAGTTAGTGTCTTAGATAGATATTTTTCTTTAGCCTTTTTTTCTTCTTCCATTGCAGCTAAGTCTACAGCTGATGGGGCAAAGGGACTTTCTCCTGCATCTTCATCGTCTTGTTCTTCAAACAGGCTCTTACCTGCTTTTGATTCTTCTTGAGTAGCAGCTAGCTGGTCTTTTTTCGCTTGTGCTTTTATATTGGCATTAGTAAGTGCTTGAGATGCGCCTGCACCCCCACCACCCATAACGAGTGCAGCCATTGCACCAGTAGCACCAGCTTCAGCAACGTTCTCGTCCCACGGTTTGCCTGTAGCAACGTTCATTGATATCTGTTCTTGCATTGATTGAGGGAGTTCCTCAAATACAGACTCTGCCAACGCACCTTTAGCTGCGGCTTTAAGTATAGATTGTTTCTCCGCGTTCTTAGCTAGGTCTTTAACACCACCCGCCATTAGCGTATCAACATCAGACACACCAAATCTAGCAGCCATCTTGCCGCCGAATATGCCTAGCCCACCTGTAAGTACGCCACTAACACCTGATATAGCCGCTTGTTCGGGAGAAATTAAACCTGATTTATCTTGCTGACGTATAGATTCGGCTGTAGACCCGGCACTGATTGCACCTTCGCCAGCTGCACCAGCATATAACGCAGCTTTTTCTCCCGCCTTTTCAGCTAATGTAGGAAGTGCTTTCATACCAGCACGGGCTAAGCCAGCGCCACCAACCATAGATGGAAGTGACTCTGCTACTGTACCAACTAGTGCGGATGGGTTTTCAAGTAGTGCACCAGCTGTAGGTAAGAACCCTTTAGCTGCGGCTACTTTTTCTTGTGCTAGTTTAGCTTCTGGAGATTTTAGTGACTCTAGGTATGCTTGCGCATCTTTTGTTGTACCGCCGAATATAGCTTTCTCGGCAATCTCAGCACCACGACCTGCGTGACCCATAGTAGGAATATCAGCGATACCTAACGCTGCTTCACCTAACCCAACAACACCTTGAGCTGTGCTAAGTCCTACGTCACCGACACGACGCATAAAGCTGGATGGTTCTGCTGGAGCTGCGGCAGGTGCTTGTGGCTTAGCTGCACTAGGAAGAATATTAGTCTGTATTGCCTTAACTATATCCTCATGACTCATCGAGTCGGGAAAGTTAACTTGACCAACTCCAGGGACGTTTACTATCGGCATACCCTACTCCTACTAACTTATTGTTCCTGATGTAGGGTCGTATTGTAGCACACCTGCTGGAGCTGAAGCTAATGTAGACTTAGCTAATCCTAGTTGCTGATTGAAGTAATCGTTATACATTTTTTTAGCCGCATCAGGGTTAGTTTTTAGCAATTCTTTGTACGCCTTAGCACCAGCTCCACCTGACGCAAAGTAGTTAGACGTAATTTCTAACGCTTTAGTACGTAGGGTACTATCATTAACAGCAGAGGTAGACTTAGCGTCAGAGATTGCGTCTGTGATTAGTTTGTTTTTACCTACGCCATCTGCATTTTTATACGCATCGCTTTGCTCAAGGTTAGTAAGTACTGTATTAAACAGTTCCGGTTTATTAGCAATCATGCGTTGTGTGTCCGCACTAAATGCACTTACGTTTATTTGCTGAGCTTGTAACTTAGCAGAAAGTTCTGCACGGGCATTTTGACCTGCTTCGTTTGCTTTGTTTGTTTCTAATGAGAATTTACGTCCTACATGTGTATCTTGCAACTGAGCATCTGTTTTAGCGTACTCACGTTTAGCATTGCGGTAATCTTTTGTTTGCTCTTGCAAGTTACGTAAGTCAGCATCTGCACCAGTTTGACGGAACTTATTCTGTGCGTCCATCATTGCAAACTCACGCTCGTTAACTTTCTCTTCTTTATCTTTAAGTTTACCTAAGGTTCCAATTAACTCTTTACCTGCGGGACCTGAAGCTTGACTAAAATTGGTTATTGCATTTTGACTTGTACCACCAGCAGCACCGAAACCTAAGTTCATTAGGAATTCACCGATGGCCTGGTCTTTACCTTTGGTCTTAAGTTCTTCTTTTTGTGCCCTAATATTTTCTAGGCCGGTATTGTACAAGTCCTCGTTTACGTTTTCTGCTGTATACGCATCTTTACGTGATGTTCGAATGCCTGATAATGTTGGAGCCTCGCCAACCATCTCATCTCTGTCTAGTGTAACTCTATCTGGAACAGTTACGTCAGAGAATGCGTTTTTTAAACCAGTCGTAATGCCGCCAGTAGGTGCAGGTGCCACCGGTTTTTGTTTTTGCGGAGTATCAAACTCTTGCATAAAGTTTGGCGTATCATAGCTGCCCTGATAGTTAGCAAAGTATTCTTTTCGCCTTGCTTCATAATCACTTAGTGGTACATTACCAGCTCCGCCTTGTGGAGATGCAACTGGAACTGGGTTAGCAGCTACTTTGGTACTCGCTGCTGGACCTCTCTTAATTTCTGTTTTCCCAGTTTTTACATCAGTTACCTTGATAGCGTCTAGTCCGTGAGGGGCTTGAATCTTACCTTCAAATGCAACTTGTAGTTCTGTCGGTAAGGCTTTGTACTCAGATGCTGTAATAGTGCCGTACGGATCAAACCCAGATTGCACAAGTGACCCTTCCGGACCAGCAAACGCAACAATGCCACCACCTGCCATAGTCTCTTCAGAGAACATTGAGTTGTCTTTAAGCGGTATGCCTGCAATACCAGGACTAACTTCCGCAACAGTTTGCTCAGCCACAGATTCGGTAGGTGCTTCTTCTTTAGGTGCTGCAGATTTGCGAAGAAGACTACGACGAGATATCTCAGATAGCGCTAAGTAGGAAGGTACTTGACCGTCTGGGTTTTGCACATACCCAGCTAAGGTACTATCAGGTACTAGTTTTAGTTGGCTTTGTATTTTTGCTATGTTCATATATTATCCTTAACCGTAGGCTTTAGCTAAACCTAACGCACCCAAACCTAAACCACCAAGTTGTGACACAGTAGACGGTGCTGGCGTGTAGTTTACTTGTGTAGAACCTAACGCACCCGCATTACCACGTAGTATATCACTGTAGTATTGTAACTGTTGTCTTTGGAAGTTTTCCCGAGCCATTTGGTTTTGGTAATTGATATCGGCTTCTTTTTGCGCTTGTTGCTGTTGAGTTGCACCAGCACCAGCTTGAGCCTGCAATCTTGCCAAGTCCGCTTGTTGTTGCTCGGTACCCAATGCGCCCAATGCTTTAGATGTATCTATACCTGCTTGCATACCAGCTAAACCTAAATCTTTGCCTAAGCCTGCAGCATATTGTTGAGCTTGTTGGTTTTGTTGGTTAGCAGATAACCCTGCTTGTTGGTTAAGTTGCTGTGCTTGTAAATTTTGTCCTGCACCTAAACCTTGAGTTTGTAGTAAAGCTTGTAGGTTTTGTTGACCTGTAGTTAGACCAGCTTGTTGGTTAGCCAAATCTGCTTGCATACGACGTTGTTGATCTGCTTGGAACTGTTGTTGTGCGTTAGTGTACGCATCAGAAGCACCACGGTATTGGATATCACCTAACTGCTGATTTAACCCACGGTTTTGTTCTGCTTGTAATAAAGTGTTACGTCCACCACCGAATGTACCACGGCTAATAGACCCACTCATTAAGGCGTTTTTATCCATCGCACCTTTTTGCATCGCTTCACGTAATGCGGTGTTGGTTACGTTTTGTGCATATGGGTTTGAGTAGTAATCTGCAGCACCCTGACCAAATACTTGAGAGCCAACGTTTTGCGGGCCCGTCATTTGGTAGTTCTGTAGGGTAGGGGCATTTACTTGTTGCGCTTGATAGCTAGATGGTTGGTATCCGAACGCTTGATTAAGCCCGGCCATAGCAGTGCCATAACCTAGTTGCTGACCTGTGCCTAAACCTTGTGTAGACTGAGCAAATTGGCCTGGAGTAGCTAGGTTAGCAATGTTCTGTTGTGTTTGTTGTTGATACGGATTAAACCCAACAACTGATTGTTGCGGTAAGTTTGTAGGACCTTTAACGCCAGTAACATTACCCTCCGCATCGGTATCAAACGTTTGCTTACCCGTTTGTTTTAGTAACTCTTCGTAGTACGGTTTGGCGTATTCAGGTAAGTTTGTTGAGTATGACTTTTGGTCGCCACCGCCACCACCGCCACCTTCTAAGGTCATGCGTTTACCAATAGGCTTAAATGCTTGTTCAGGCAACATGCCTAAGTGATCGTATTTCATACTCTTTTCTCCACCATTATATATCGGCTCTCAACGTCAAATAGTTGTTTCCATAGCCGTGCAACTGATTCATGTGCAGCGCCTCTAATCATAGTAGCGCCGTTAAATCTACACCAATCTTCGAACTGCGCCCAGTTGTCTTTGCCTGTCATCATTTTGCCGCCCACTGCTGTAACAAAAGCAATGCGTTCGTTTGGCATATTAATGAACTCTATAGTAAGAGCGCCGTTTATTTTTTCATTAGCATCTACTGTAATCAGTAACATTTGCCTACCTTCAGTAAGGTATAGCTTTAGATGCTCAACACTGTATTCTCCACCAGAATGACTAAGTGCCCGTTCAAAGTAGGGTACTACAGTATCCCATACACTGTATACGTCATTAGGATGTACGGATTTTAACCCCATTATGCAGGCATGTATTTACTAGGGTTAATTTGTTTACCTTGTTTCTTATTGCCTGTACGAGCTTTGCGAACTTTATCTAACATTTTGTATAGATGTTTTGCACCTGCTTTGGTTGAGCCGTTACCTAAGTGACTAACTACATCAGCAGGAATAACGAATTCGCCGTCAGCCAAACGAGCTGGCTGCTTGCCCTCTATTGTAGCAGGGATTGAATCGCTCATGCCGTCACCAGCACCATCTAAGTAACCGCCTTTAGCAAACCCACCTTTGGCAAGGCTTAACCCTAATGGCCTTCCTGACTCATTTCGGTCTTTCATAGTCGCCATTAATGGCGCAAACATAGTTTGAATTCTATCTTGATTTTCTAACATACTTGCCATAAATCCAGGTTTATTAGCGGGCGTATAATCCATCACACCCTCCATCACACCCTCTGGTAAATTCACACCCTTAAAATAACCTCCAGTAGGATTAGGCTGTGTTAACCCGCTAGGCGTATTTAAATTAACCCTAACATTACCACCCTCTGCAAACCCACCCATCTCAGCATTTGCAGTAGTATTAGCAGCTGCCAGCGTATTTAGTCGGCCTAAGCCATATCCTTCTTTTAGTGTGTTTTGTGCTGCAGTGCCATCTTGATTACCGTATACGGATGTAGATCCACCTGAGGTCATGCCACCTTGCGCTAATAGTTTTAAACCTGTATTGGTATCTAAGTTTAATGCAGTGTCAGTGTTTAAGTTTAATGTTCTATTAGGATCGTACTTATCTTCCTCGTTTTCTCCCGGTACTGGAGGCATTGCACCAGCTAGGTAGCTCATACCTGCTGGCATACCTATTGCTAACGCAGCTTGAGTATTTGATGCTTGGCCACCTGCACCGCCCATTCCAGCTTTAAACGCATCCCAACTACCTTCTTGTCCAATGTTTTGTAAGCCTGTAGCTAAGTTACCTATCCCACCAGCTGGCGCTGCACCATTCTCCATAGCGCCATACTTTGCAATATTTCCTGCAGTCTCTGCATTGCTAGCCGCTTGCCCGGCAGTGATTGCGTCAGGTGTACCCGATGCTACTGTTTCAGCAGCAAACCCTGGAGCTGAATTCAATGTAGTCTCACCTACGGCAGCACCTGTACCACCTGCACCACTACTCATCCCTGCAATGCCGTTACCTAAACTACCCCCACCAAAGCCAGCCATAGCGGACATAAGTGGGTCTTGGCCTAACGCTACACCTGTAGCCAAACCACCTAGGATAGGAGCTGCTGTAGCAGCCATACCTGTTAAGCCTAGTGATGCACCACCTGTTGCTGGGGCTAACGCTGCGCCTACTAGCGTAGGAGCAAATTGTTTAAAGAACTTACCGAAGCTAAATGCTTCTGGCAAGCCTGTATGTGGGTTAACAGTTAGTGATATACCGTGCGGCTTACCTAATCGTTGCAGACCAGAAACTTCTTCTGGTGATACGTGCATTAGCATTGAGTCCCCGTTACGACCTAAGCTTGCTAATCCCTGTGCCATTCTTTGTGTTGCCATATTAAATCCTTAGATAACTATCTTTAAAGTGCCGGCATCATTCCACACACTTCCGACGGGTAAACCTGCTGAACTAGTAGGTAAATTATTAAATGTAATACTATCAACAACTATGGGTGTTGTCGAGCCCGCTTGCTGAAAATATGTGTTTAATGAACGCACTAGCTGATTAAAATACTGTGCTGAGTACTCAGTTGGAGGTAATGGTAAGCTTGGTGGTGCAAAAGATTTAAGCGCCATTACTATCCCCTTGTTCCGTCTGGTCGTGCATCAACTCTAGGCATACCTAACTGCCACTGCGTACCCACGTTACTAGACTCGATTCTAAAGTTCATTTGACGACCACGCGCCCTAATGAATACTTGATTCGTATACTGATTAATAGTTGCTGATGCCGTTACGATATCTCTATTAGATGATATTCCAGATGCATTCGTAGTTGAGCTAGCAGCTCCTGGGAAATTCCGGACACCAACTGTAATCGTTGCCTCTGGTGTTATTGGGGCCCCTGTTACTGGGTTGGTAGTCTCTGAATTAGTAAAGTTAACGTCTGGAATAATACGGCGGATAAGCATAAATTTATCTCCGTCTTCTATATCTACATCAGCAGATTGGATATAAGATTCCATAGCTATTGGAGCTACACCTAGCGGCTGCCCATCGTCGTTTCCATTTTCATGCGTGTATACCCACCCGTCGTGAGCAGCTAGTGGGTATGTGTATATACCGGCATCTATCCAAGCAGTTCGGTTTATATTGCCGTAATACCAGATGTTATCTGAGTAGTTATATATTACGTATCTATCTATTTCAGATGCGTTAGCGGAGCAATAGAACCAAACTATTTCATTAAACTGATTGTTTGTACCAGCAAGGAATATTTGCCCTTGTTGTCGGTTTATGTTTTCAAATACATATTGCCGTAAAGTACACGGTAATGTATCTACTCGACCATTATATGTGTAGAACTTATCGTTACCCATCCAGTAAATAACGTTGTTAGCTGAGGCAACGACATTTCCACCAATAATTGATACCCCATTAGCAATTTCTTGAACCCCAAATACTTCCGCTGTACCTAAGAACTGCATTGACGATAAGGAGATATCAGTCCATATTAGTGTTTCTTGTTTAGCGTGGAATGCGGTGATAATGTTTGTACCTGACTGCAAGTACAAAAATCCCGCGGTGTTAGTTAATTCCGGTTTCCAATTTAATGGGTCTGGTCCAATATCTGCAGATACATCCGCCCATCTAACTAATAACTGATTAAGTGGGCCTAGGTAATTTGGAGATGAGCCACCAGCGTCGTATTCAGTACAACTCATTGCTATCAGATGCCCAGAAGGCGCAAATATTATGGTACCTACTTGTTGGGGCACAGCTACTGCGCCTCCCAATGAGGACATTAAAACTGCACGACTACTAAAATTAGCGTCGTATGTCCAATAATATATGCTGCCATCAGCAATGTTAAATATTAAGTCGTTGTTAAAATTGTCTGCGGAGAATAGTCTAGCATCAAAATATATAGGTGAGGTTGAGCTTGATCCCCAAGTACCCCGACCCCAAGTGCCTGTACCCCAACCATACCCTGCTGTTACTACTGGGTACCCAATGTTAACTTGAAAAGCTGCTGTTATTGCAGTTCCACCACCAGACGTTACTGTTGATGTTGCGGCACTTGCTACAGTAATCGTAAACGTATTTGTAGTGACGTTACTAATCTTAAATTCTTTGTTTAAGTTTGGAGCAGTTACACCACCTACTGCTACAGCACCACTAAACGTAACATACGCGCCTTCGTCAGCACCGTGACCTGCAAGTGTAACTAATACTGTAGTAGACCCATTAGTTGTACCAAAGCAATTTCCCGTTGATGGCGTAGTGCCGTTTGTATAGGTTATTCTGATTGGTGTAATGTCATACAAAGTTGTACCAGCAGTAACATATATCTTTTCATTAGTGCCTATACACAGAAGTCTATTGCCTGTAGTTAACCCCCAGGGAAACAGTAATCTTGCTTCCCCTGCGTACTGTTGGAACGTTTGTACTAACCAGCCACCAATCTTTTCAGGATAACCTGAACGAAAGCGAACCTTATCCATATCAAACCATCCGCCCTCAGAGGCGTAGTTAGTCTGGTCTTTATTGATTCCTGGTTTAAATACAAGTTTGGATAATGGCATATTATTCTCTCAAAAACAGTGCTGCTTCGTCTTTACGGCGGTTATCTAGTCCTTTCAAGACCTTACCACCGGCTTTATTATACTTGAGAAGGCTCGCAATAGCACCTGCTTTATCCCCACGCAAAAGCGCCTGACGGAGGGTTGACCGCTGAAATGTACCAAGACCAAGATTAAAGCAAAAGCTAAGAATAGCATCGTATTCATTCTGTGAAAGTCGTATAGGTAGATAACGGGCAAGCCCTCGTTCAAATCGTGCGACATCCTTAGCCAATAACTTGTCAACTTCTTCCTCACTCCATCTACGATTGTCTTCTGGTTTAACAGGCCACGCCTTGCGCCTCTCCATACCGTCTATACTTGACGGTATTTTTGCTTGTTCTGGATACAGCACACTCCCGACGCCTATCGTCCAAAGTTTTGCAGGGCATTGATACGGTTTGTACCGAACGCCCTCGTGGTGTTTAAGCATTTTAAATAGTTCTTTACTTGCCTTCACGGTGCTTTTCCCATTGACGAGAACCAAAGTAGAAGCCAATTATGCTACTTACAATTGCCATTTCATCATCAGAAAAGACTAAGCTCATTGCCGTCGTAAACTCAACACCAGTATATATTGCCCAGCCTAAGCCAACAAGGTCTACTAATACAAGCAAGCCAACAAAAGTAAACGCTATTATAGGACGTACTTTTGCGTTTAGGTCTACGGTAGCTTGAGAAGCCTTGTCCATCATCTTCATGTCGTGGTTATATAAAGCCTCGCGCTCTTGCGCGTAAGTTTGCACTTCAATTTCTTCTAGCTTGATAGCTTCAATCTTTTCTTGCGATGCGAAGCCAGCTGCAGCCATCGCAGCTTCACGTTCTGTCTGCAACCGAGCCATAGCCATTTCGTGCTTTTGGTCTCCCTTTTGTTGGAAGAAGCCTAGTATACTGGGTAGCGCTGATGAACCTATGCCTAATAGTCCTGATATGATTGATAACATAATTAATTTCCTAGTGGGTTGCTGGTAGCACGTTTTAGTGCTTTAAGTTGTGATTCAATACCTTCGCGTGTCGCTTTCATTTCTTCGCGTACGCCCATCAAAGACGCTGCAGTCTCACGCACGTTACCGTTAGTGATAGCTTTAGCTTCATTGGCAGTGCCAATAGCGTTTGATACCTTCTCTTGCATTGATACAAGCTGGTTAGATGTAACAACCATAGAGTCTTTAACTGTGTTTACAGATGATTGCTGTGCAGCTAGTTGTACCTTTAGCGCGTTGACTTCTGCCTTTAGATCAGTATCGTCGTAAGGCTTATTAGCCTCAATCAGTTCAGTCGCCGCTATAACTCGGTTGTAGGTCGTTATACCTACGTAGACTGTCCCACCTAGCGGTGCTAATATCCCAAAAACCACTACTAATAGCGTTTTCGCTGAGTAGTTCGAGTAAGATTCCTTGATTTCTTCCAAGCTCATATGGTAACTCCTGCTGGTATGCCAGTGCGTCGTTCAACTGAATCTCCTGAATCTGCATTGGTCGGTTTAAAATCTCTAGGCTCAGTACTATCCCAAACCCCGGCACTAGTGTTTTGCCCTTTGGTACTTGTGGCTGCGATGTACTCGGCGTAGTCCCGCTCGATGTGGTCGGC